AACTCAACCGAATATGGCGTACTTGATACGTCTGTACTAAGTTACTAAGGAGATAAAAAATGGGAGCAGGAGCAGGTTTTAAGACCTTTGTAACCGGTGACGTATTAACAGCTGCCGATACAAATGGCTATTTAATGCAAGGCACTTGGGTATTCGCTGATGCAGCAGCCCGTACAGCAGCTGTAACAAGCCCGCAAGAAGGCAATATGAGTTACTTAAAAGATACTAACTCAACTGAGTATTACAGCGGGTCGGCATGGGTAGCAGTAGGCGGTGCTGGAATGACACTTATAACCCCACCCGTTACATTATCAGGGGCAAGTACTACTATCGGCAGCATAAGTCAAAGCTACAAAACTTTAGTGGCATTTATTTATGGCATGACTAACGCAACCGCTGATGGTATTTTTCGTATTGCTATAAATGGAAACACATCAGCGCAAGCGGGCGTACAAATTCAAAATATAAATAACACACCTAGCGGCCCATCAACTATTGGCGGCAATACTTATTTAAATACCGTTACAGGATTAGCGCGAACAAATAGTGAGAATAGTTTTCAATTAACTATTAGTAATTACACAAATATTGGAACGTATAAACCATATCTTTTAAACGGTTATATGCGAGCAACGACTCCAGGAGATATGTATCTTTTACAAAGCGGCGCCTATCAAGACCCTACTGTAGCAATTACTTCGCTAGTGTTTTCTAACGCTGGTGGAAACTTCTCAACTGGAACTGTCAAACTATACGGAGTGAACTAATGACTAAACCAACAGTAAGAATTGTGAACGCCGAAACAGGCGAAGTTATCGATCGTGAAATGACCGATGTCGAATATAAAGCGCATCAAGATGATCGCGCTGCTATTGCCGCCTCTGAATCTGAGGCACAAGCTAAAGCCGATGCTAAAGCTGCTTTACTAGCAAAGCTAGGCATTACCGAGGATGAAGCAAAGCTGCTAATCGGATAATGAGTGCGATCAGTTATAACGGCTGGCTAGCATCTAAGGATGTTGAGTCGATCCGTATCAAGTCTTACCCAGTAAAGGGTACAAAGATCAAGCTGCGCTGTGCATATTTTGCTGCACCTTTATTGGTTGCCTTTGCTGAGCAGTTTCATGAGCTGATTGAGCCGATCGATGGCGGTACATTAGATGACTGGGGATACGCGTACAGAGATGTTAGAAACGTACCAGGCAAATTAAGTAATCACGCATCGGGTACTGCTATCGATCTCAACGCGACTAAACACCCGTTAGGCAAGGCTGGCACTTTCCCAGCTGAGAAGGTTCCAATGATCCAGGCATTAACTAAAAAATACGGGTTAGCCTGGGGCGGTAATTGGACTCGGAAAGACGAGATGCATTGGGAGATCGCACAAGATCCCGTAAAGACAGCAAAACTAATAGAGAAGTTAGGATTAAGTTATGCCGACTAGCGCACAAGTAACAGTAACCACTACAGCCACGCTTTTAGTAGCTGCCAATATTATGGATCAAACAGTATTGCTACATAATTTAGGCGGCGGTGCGGTTTATCTAGGTAACGCAAGTGTTACTACATCCAATGGTTACAAGATGGATAACACAGATAAATTACAAATACCCGTAGGCGATAACGAGGCTCTTTACGCTATTACTGCCAGCGGTACTCATACCATTGCAGTATTGACACAAGTCAATTAAGGGCATTTAGGAGAAAATCCAGTGAAGGAACAAGCTAAGGCCGCTGGCCTTTCATACTTACGCGCCGCTTTTAGCTGCGCTGCTGCGCTTTACATGTCCGGCATTACAGATTACAAGACACTAGGCAACGCGTTCATAGCAGGACTGCTTGGGCCATTATTGCGAGCCATGAACCCTAGCGATCCTACTTTCGGCGTTAAGTAATGACGGCCGCCCAGTCGCTTATAGCAATAGCCATAGGATTATGTACTCTTATGGGGTTTGCGGCTGGGCTGGTTCGCCATTTAGTCAAGTACTACCTAAGCGAATTACGCATGGACAATAACGGCGGCCATAACTTAAGGGGTCGAGTAGATCGCATAGAGGCCAAGGTGGATAGCATCTACGAGATGTTACTAACCCGTTAGGGCGTGTCGGTTATTGCCAACTGTCATACCCAGGCTTTACCCTTTATTTACACGTTAGGCAGGGCTACCTAATTCGGTGTAGCACGGCTTAACCCAAACAAGGGCGAAGTAAATGGATATAGAAAAAGTAGCAGTATTTGTAATAATGGTTAGTATTGCTTGGTTTATTGTAGGTTGGTCAGTCGGTTACAAAGAAGGCGTTAAGGATGGCTACAATCGTGGCCGCGCAGCTGGTATGCGTGTCGCTAGTGATCGTGTGGTCAAGTAATGGCCTTTGACCTAAATAATTATGAGGATGTAAACAGCCGCATCAAGCGGTTTAGAGAAACCCATATTGCAGGCCGTATAACTACAGAGATCGTTGAGTTAAACGTTAAAGATGGCTATGTAGTAATTAGAGCCTGCGTATTCCGTGAGCATGAGGATGTAGTGCCGGCAGCTATTGACTATGCCTTTGAGCAAAGATCAGATCGAGGCGTAAACAGGGACTTTTGGATCGAAAATTGCAGCACCAGCGCAATCGGTCGAGCCATCGGGTTACTTATGCCTAGCGATGCACGGCCTACACGCCAAGACATGGAGAAGGTGGAACGCTTAGCGGCTCAGCCTGCAGTAGAGGTTGATCTATGGGCTACTGCTACACCTGCAGTAAAGGTTGAAGGCGTAGGAAGCGTGCGCCCTGCAGCTGAAACGATTGCAGACATCAAAGCGCAATTAGGCAGCGAGATCGTAGATCCTGCACCTATCTGCTCGCATGGCCGCATGGTTTACAAAGAAGGCGTAAGCGAGAAAACAGGCAATAAATACCGGGGCTATACCTGTAGCAGTAAGACACGGGGCGATCAATGCAAACCAATATGGCTATAACTGAGATGGCTCAGATAGTCCAGGTGATCTTAGATCGATCGCAGGAATTACAGGCAGCAGCTAGTGGGTTTGCCCGTAGTACAGGCGAGAAGGCTAATACGCCAGATCATGCTGGGCGATATAACACAAAGATAAATTTTCACGAGTTCGTAGCCGAGCATAGTGAAGCCGCTGGCGCAGAGATTGCAGTCGCGCAGTACATGGGTATCCGTAATTTTATACCTACTGTAAATACTTTCCACGATGCACCAGACATACAGCTAGGTAATCTAGGCTTTGAAGTTAAGTGGACTAAATACATTAATGGGCATTTAATTATTCATAAGGATTACCCACGCCTTAGCGATGTGGCCATATTGTGCGTAAACAAGTCGCCGGTATATCAAATCATCGGCTGGATGCCCATATTGTGGGCTAAGAAAGCCAAGTATTACAACGCAGCTGATGGCAATTTTTGGGTATCTCAACGTGAGTTATTTGAGATGGATGCGCTAAGGAAGTCCGTATATGGCATTACTGAGGATTAACTGTCGGGTTTGCGCCAAGATAGGTAGCGGTATGCAAACGCATAAGATCGTAGATGAGTTTATAAACCTGCCGCCTAACGTAGTTTGCGTTCAATGCTTAGGCTGTGGCGTTATGGGCATAGAGATGCTGCTTAATAGCCAAGTACCTACAGCTGAGGAGATACTGCATGACTGATGAAATAGAACTGGGAACGTGTACTCGTTGCGAGGATAAAGTTGATGCAACCACACTAATTGAACTCGGCAGCTGGCAGTTATGTGAGATTTGCCTGGGTGATATTTAATGCCTAATAACCTAGAGATTCGTTGCAACTGCGACCCAGATCAGCCAGAGATGGTAGTTCACCTGGTCAATGGCATTATCCCTATCATCATCATTAAGTGCGAGAAGTGCGAGGCCTTTTACACAGTCATGCCTAATTCGGTGCAAGATGCCTAGTTACCTATATCGCTGCGATCAATGCGGCGGCGAATTAGAACTTAATCACCCGGTAAGCACACACGGCGACAGCGCACCCTTGTGCTGCAGCTACCCAATGATGCGCGTGTTTAGCGCACCTTCAATCATATTTAAGGGAACTGGATGGGGTAAAGATAAATGAGTAATACAGAGATGCGTACGATATTGCAGGATCTAAGAGAATTACTAGCTAAAGAGATCGAGCATAAATTTATGCCGTTACATGTATGCCAGGTGTGCGACAACCTAGCCGTAGGCGCGTTAGTAGAACAGATCGTGGCCACAATTAGGGGCGATAATGACTGATCTCAATGACTGGAAAATGGCCGAACGCATAGCCGAGAACAGCAATACATTTAAAACGCCGCAAGATGTTATGACTGCTTTTGAGGATCTTATGAAGCAAGTCGAAGCTGAAGGCGATCAGGATGAGTAAGCGACTGGGTGCGGA